GAGCCCTTTTCCCCACCGACCACATTCCACGCAAATAGTCAGCTGTCGGTGTTGAACTTAATCCTTGCTTTTCAACAAGAACCTGTTGCTGATGGCCTTAAAGGATTGATCAAGTGAGTGTGCTTTAAACACAACTCCTTCTCTTTCCGTTTGAGCATTAAGGTCACTTTTGCCTTCTGCAAATTTCAACATGTCAGCAATGGTCACAATGCCAAGTGTGTCATATGGCTCAGCTTTAAATGCCACCACAGGTACATGCATTAGCTGGTACAGCTCACAAAACTCATTGCGTTCTACTGGATTGAAATAGCGTTTGGCATCTATGTCATAAATGTCAAAAGTGTAAAAACTTTGACCTTTAATTTTGTAAGGATTCCCCTGAATGCCTTCGCCTACAATTTCACCTTGTACAGCAAGATTGCGACCGCTTTCGTCAATGGCCGTAATGATCTGATCACGGTGTGCCACTTTCCAAAGTGTATTGCCTTCTGTGTCTTTGAGATTTAGGTTACGGCTACATACTCCATGATCGTCACCATTGACATACACTGTCATTGACGAGCCATCCAGCTTCTCGGTAACTTCCCAATTGACTCGGTCAGCCTGCCATTGTGCAAACTCTGTGCTTAGGTTTTGAACACGCTCTTGGTCTGTCTTTGGAATAAATGTTGGGAACAGACCACGCACTTCGCCTGCCAAATGTGCTGGCACTGGTGGATCGTATTTTACAATGCCTAAAATTTCAGTGACATCAAACGGCTCATCAGATGCCAAGCGAGTCTTATGAAATGCCTCTACCACTTTGGGAAAATCCCAGTACCTAAGAAGCAGGCCTTGACTCAACTGTCCGCGAAGTTTTACTGTACGCAGGCGCTCACCCGGAATGCCATCGTACACTCGAGGCTCTTGGCCTTTGCTGAGGAACGGAGCAAGTGCTGTAGGAATCCAGCTGTCAATTTCACAGTAGACAGCTACATCGCCTACTTTGAATTCATCCTTTTTAATGACCACAGTCCAGCCACCAACCACTGCACATTCAATTGCGTCAGCATCTAGGATTGCCCGGATTTCGTCAATCGTTCTCATGGTTGCTAGTTTACGCATATCATATTCCTAAATACGGGAGACACAATGCCTCCCGGTAACTTCAGCTATTATTCTGCTCGCTTCATTACAGTAGTTTCTGCAAGACGCTTCCAACGATCGCCAGCACCTGACATCTTCTTCAAGTCTGCAATCTTAATAACACTACGCAAGCTCAACTCGCGCAAGCGATCCTTGTTAGTGTCAACATACTCATAAATTTCTTTAGTAGCACCTTCTTCAAAATCATACGCATCCAACATACCATCCATGGTGATTTGTTTGATACGCAACATTTTGTCACGGGTGGTATCCATTGTCAAGTCCAGATAGTGACAACGGCTCTCCAGTGCTGTCAAGTGGTCTTTGAGTTTGGCAGACCTGACATGCTCAAACTTGATGTTGGTAATGAAAATTGCACTGCCTTTGAAGTCAAACTTGTCTGGCACACCTTCTGAACGCAACATGCGGCTGTCAGTGTTCCAGCTGATGGTACGCTTCTTGCTGGTATCCAAAGCGGCTTTCAAAATGTTCAAGCTCAAGTCGTCAAGCAAGATGCTGTCACAGTCGTCAAACACTAGCACATTGCCTTCGTCGCTGAACTGGTACAGTTTGCAATACAAGCCAATGGCGCTCATTGCACCTTTGACCACTTCGTAGCGAGGACGCTTGCCACCAATCTTGTCAAACATTGCGGCCTTGTTGAGAACTTTCTCAACGCCAAAGCTCTTGCCAACTCCTGGAGGGCCAACAACAATCATCGCACGGACTGAGCCGTCAACAGCGCCTTCTGTCATTTCTTCCAAAATGTCAAAACGCTCACGGATACGGGTAATTGCTTGTTCGTCTGTTTCTAATTGCATTGGCTTTTCTTTGCGCTTGGGTGCATCGTAGTTAGCTTCAATGCTGGTTGTGGCGCAATCCGCGGCACTGGCTGGCTCAACGTCACGCATGGAAGCCACTTTAATACGCACTTCGCGGCCAGCAAACTCACCAAGGCTTTCGTCACCTAGTACAGTAACATAGCCACCTTTGGTGCCTTCTTTGTAATCTGCAATCAACTGGAAAGTCTGATTGTTAATGTTGAAGCTACGGTATGTACCGTTCTTAATTGTAATGTATGCTGACATTTTTGGGTTCCTTTGCGTGGAATGATTAAACACAAACTCTATTATGCTACAAAACAGACTACTTTGCAACCTCTTTTTTTGCTTTGTTGCATTTTTGCAACACGGGTTGTTTTAGTAGTGTTTTTCTGCATCATGTATGTATTATATGCTAGCTAGGCCCAAAGGTCAACCTTTTTGTTGCACTTTCTGGTGCTGTAAGTCGTTGATTTTGTTGGAGTTTTTATATTTTCAGCTTAAAAAGTGTGGGATTTTTGCACTTTCTGCTGATTTTTAGTTAGTACGCACTAACTTAACTCTGCATCTTCCATGCCTGCCACACGAAGCTTGATCACATTGCTCAATTGCCATTGCTTGATGTCAATGCCTTTTATTAGACCCAAGTACTTGTTCCTGACCAGTGCAAACTCATTGACGATTGAATCCATGTCGGACACTTCGGGTTCACCGTCCACATACTTTTCAGCATCCCTGCTGGTCAGTGCGCGATTGTAGTGTTCTGTAAATTGTCGGAACTTGGCACTACGGAGTTTTCTTAATTCAATATTTAGATGCTCCAGTATTGCTTCTATCTCTTGCAATTGATTGAAACGATATTCTACAATACCTGGCATATCTCTACTGGCTCGCTCTAGGCTACCAGACATTTTTAATTCGGCACGAGCTTCGGCCAATTGGTTTTCAAAGTAGGCAATACAATCAGGCAACTGACCGATATCGCCGGCTACTTTTCTATACCATTGACTCATCAATATTCCTCTTCGTCATCTGATTCAGCTTCTTCATCTTCGCCTAGAATTTCCGAGAATGCATTGTCTAATGCAGAGTCTGATCCTTTGGCATCTTTACGGCAACCTTCTAAGTCTACAAAATTCTCTGCCACTCTTAAAAAGGCCAGAGCCGCATCTTGTCTTTCTTTCTTATCAATGTAAGGTTTAAGAGCCAACCATGTTTCGGCTAACATTTCTCCGGATTCTGTCATGCTAATTAATTCTCCAAAAAGTGTATCGTTTTGATACTGCGATACTTAGTCGCATCAATTATTTTGTTTTGCCATTTGTGAAAGGTATTCTTCGTTGTGAACCCATTTATTCTTAACTAGGAATCCCCACTCTCTTTGCTTTGGTCCAGGCATGAACAATGACCAACATGTGACATCCGGATCAAGCTCGATGCGATGATAAGACCTACTGCTACAGATCCTAAAGTGGCCAGGTTTTCTCCAATGGGCTAATTCGCCAAACTTGTTGCCGTGTTTGTCAAATTGAGGAATCCATTCATAGTATCCACCCTTTAAAATCAATGTAAAATACGGCCACGGATGATCATGTACATCATCTGGATCACTTTTGCAAAACTTGTGTACAAAGATGTTGAACGGAAACCATGTACGGTCTCGAAGAAACACATAGTAGCGTTCTAGTAAAGGTTCACTGCTTCGACGATCTAAAATAATTCTGTGTCGTCCAAGTCTTTGCATTAGTTTTTTAATCATCTACAAACCCACTTAATATTGCGTATACTCCATCTGCGCTTCTTTCAATCCTTACTTGATTGCTAAAGCCAGCATACTGAAATACGCCTTGCTCAACTCGTTTAAAACAGTCAATCATAATTTCTGGTTCACCCATAACATCTGCGTGAATCATTTCTGCTTCGTACAATGTTTGAAGCTGTTCGATCAAAG